GAAAAAGGCCAGCCCCTTGATTGGTAGCTGGCCCCAGATTACTACCTAGTTATCAGGCCGGCACAACGAAGGCAACACCAGAGGTATCGCGCAACACACCCGAACCATACACCGTGTCAGCGGTGAACAGGTCAGCAAGGTACTCTTGCTTGTACTGGGTCTGAGTACGGACAGCCTGTTGTTCAGCCAGAGCGATAGCATCCGAATGAACCATTGCACCTACACGCCACTTGGTATCAGTTTTGCCAGTGAAGTCAACCGTGATGGTCGTGCCATCCCAAGTGGTAGCAGCAGAAGCAGCCAGAGTCGTACCCGAGAAGTTGGCGACTTGCGTACCAGCCGTGGTCGTTTCAACGTGAATCCAAGGGCAGTTAGAGGTAACATAAACGGGGACACCGTACACATCACCAAAGTTACCAGTCTTCATCGTGGAGCCATCACCGTTGAATGCTTGCTCGGTGAAGCGTGCAATACCCATCATGTTCTTACGCTCGACAGGCGGGATGATCAACGAACGACCATCCATCGGAACATCGTTGTCATCCAAGGTTTGAATCATACGGCGAATACCAGCATCGGTCAGGGCCGAGCCGTTACCACCAGTAGAGGTTGCACCAGCAAAAGGAGTAGCACCATCACCGCCAATAACAGCAGTCTCAAAGAGGTTGCTAGAACTGGGGGTAGCATTACCCGCTTGCAGATAGTGGAACTTCTGCCACAGGCTTTCTTCAACTTGTTTAGCCAAAGCATAGCCAGCATCAGAAGTGTAGAAACCACGCATTTGATCCATAGCTTGCAGAGTAGCGATGTCTTCCAACAGCACCGAATACTCATAGTGCTTGTCGATCAGAATCGGAATCTCTTCAGCTTGCAGACCAAGCGTAGTGACCAGCGTACCAGCAGCTTTGGCACTAGCAGAGCCACGAGCAGCGAAGTTAGGCAGGTGAATGGTATCGCCTTTCTTACCAGCAAACGGAATACGCTTGAGTAGGTTAGCAAGAACGAGGTTCTTTTCATAGGTTGCAATAACTTCATCACCCCAAAGTTCAGGGATGAAGCCAGAGGTGGAACGAGTACGGGATGCAGTAGATGCAAGACCAGTACCAGTGCCAAGGGTTACGGTTACGGGATTTGATGGATAAGCCATGTTTTAAAACTCCTATTAATTAATCAACGCACTCGGCCTTCAGCGTATGCTTTCCGAATCTCGGAGGCCAATGATGCGTATCGTTTTGGATCAGTAACTTGTAGACGAATAATGTCAGCACGACGATAGACTTTGCTACCACCCTCACCAACACCGCTGTTACCTTTTACTGAACCGGCAGCATCCGTATTACGATTGAGTTCTTCCTCTTGGACTTCCTTTGCTTGCTTCGTGTTTGCAATCATCTTGCGCTCACTCCACGTTTCAAGGAGTTCCATCGCTGCATCTTTGTCATAAGACTTATCTGCACGTACAAACAATTCGGTACGGACTTTGGATTTAGTTACCCATTCCTGAAACTCAGGATCAGATACAATCTCTTCTACCTTACCAAACTTAGCATGAAGGTCGGACATAAGCTCTGTCTTCTTCATTGCTTGTGCAGCTTGCTCAAACTGTTGCAGACGAGGATCACTTGCAATCGCCTTAGCGACATACTTATCCGGGTCAGTGTAAATATCAAACGATTCTTCTTGTACAGCAGGTGCAGTCGTTTGAAGTGACTTAAGTACTAAGTCGTCTGTCAGCCTACGGAGTTCACCCATATCCCGTGATTGCCGACCATGTAGCTTTTCAAGTTCAGTGTAGCTCTTAACAACATCTTCCAACGATTTTCCCTGAAACTTATCTGGGATCGAGGAGACTTGTTCTTGTGCTACTTCTTGGGCTACTTCGAATTCTTTAAGTTCGTCTTGCATTTTACTAAGTCCTTTGGAGGATTAACATGGCTCCCGATAGGAGTTCCCATTTGTTTCTCGTACTCAGTTATCCTATTTAGGCTGTGCACGCTTACGATGATCTCTGTCCCATCTCATTGCTGCTCCGGGGAAATCACCACTAACTCCTTCAAGATGTACGCTTGGTAGACTTATCGCGTAGTATGCGTCTTTACCACACACTTCACAAGGCACTACATCTTTACGGTTCTTGTAAGAAACTAGTACTTCAGTACTGTGATGGTTGTCACAGTGGTATTCATAATAAGGCATTAAGAATCCTTGAGTCCATCATATGCTTCTGTGGTAAGTTCCTCTAGGTTTAGAACCCAATTGATTAGATTGAGTTCGCCTTTAGCTTTCCACATTTGCTCTGGGCTATTACAATTATTAATATCTTTAGTAACTTCTTTAATCTTAGTAAGGTCTTCTATTAGATCTTTCCATCCTTTAGAACCAAACATATCGAATCTATTATCATAATACTCTTGAAGATCAATATTCATAAGATTAAGTATATCAGAGTTTTATTTAATTGTCAAGACTTCCCAACCCACCCCGGCCAGATAACCCGATTGCCGCGTTTCCATTCTTGGGCCATCCAAGTGCATGCAAGTTCGTGGTCTGCGGGCAGTTGATCGAATTCAAAAATAGCTGCCCCATACATAGCTAGATTAGATACACGCATACAGGGTTGTACCACAAGCGAAGTGTTGACCGTATTATCCTGAGGAGCAAGCCATGTATAGACATACCATTCTTGCGTACTTAATTCAGTGCACTTATACATCCCTGATTGATCAAAATCTTTATAACCAACAAGAAGAATATCATGTGGCTCGAAAGCAAGAGTAGGATCTAGATCCTTATATTCAAAATAGGTTGTATTTACACTTCCAATGGCTGTTCCATCGGGATACTTCTTATATCTTGTATTGTCTGCTGCACCAACATCTCCAATATTGATACCTGTCATGCTGGGTATTAAAGACAAGCTCGCATGAGCCGTCCATGTATTAGTGGTGCCCGGCCCACCAGCTTTATATACAAAGTGAAAAGGCCCATTGCTTAGGCCGATACCACCTTGCTCGTAAGGTGGGAATGTATTTACATTTCCAAGTGCAAATCTGGTGTCTGTTTTTGTTATGGACGGGTCTTTAAAAACTTGAGCCGATACCACAACAAGGCAGGCTTTTGTGTGGTCGAATATATGCCAGTCCCCCGTTATGGGCGCGGGTATCGTCTCGGCTATGCCAACAGGACACACGGTATTAGATGTGCCATTTACATCAAAGTCCAATCCATAGCCAGCAACATCATAAGGATGCCACACAACCCCGCCCTTGCTGTCATACATAGTAGTATCGCCGGGCCTTTCAAGACAACGAAAGAAGTGCTTGAGCGCAGGAACTGATGTTCCGATCTCACCAACTGCACTATAAGGAGTAGTAGATTTGGCAGAACGTTTCAAGCTAGTCCCTTCCAAGCTGGATAGATGGACTTTCTTCCAGCCGCAAATTCTGCTGTCATCCACGCCAACCCCGCCAGCAAGTTGGTAGGTAAGCTTGTGAATTCAAACCACACAATCCCGTAAATAGCAGAGTTAGCCCCCCCGAGAGTAAACCCACCGACTCCCATATCAAGTCCTGCTCCAGTTGTGTAGGCTACCCCACCACTAGAAGTTGCATCCGTTGCAGTAGATCCTAGCAGCGCACCTGTAGTGGTCGCGCTAAACTGATACGTATTGAGTCCAGTTGCCGAGTTATACGCGGAAATTGCTAAAGCCCGCCCACCAATAACATCATTTGCAGGTGCGTTAATCGCAGTACCAATACAATTTGCCCCGGATGTATTATTTGCAACGCTAGATGTAGTTCCCTTCATAATTATGGAGTCTTTATCACCAGAAGCTCCTAACGACAAGGTAGATGTGGCGATGTTTGAGTATTTAGCTACCGCAAAAAACACCCACAATTTGCTCCCCGGGGTTGACCAAGTTCCTGATGTACTTTGTCCGGTCGTCACTGTAGTATCAGCGCCAAAACCATCCGTTGTACGGGTAAGCCCTGCATAGTTGATTACTATGTTTCCGACCACATCGGACAGGGTATTGACGCCAGCCGCCTCATTACATGGGAAGAAGTGCTTGACCGAAGGGAAGTTGGCAGCAACGAAGGATTCTTCTGCGATAGCCGAGTAGGGTTTGATAATCATTATGCTGCCTCCACAAATACGGCAAGTGCATCTGTCCCAATTAGACGCTTAACGTCTAATCGAGTTATACCCCCACCACTAAAGTAAAATGTTTTAGACTGCCCAGAAGGAATAACCACTAGTTGGGAATCTAGAGTGAGAGAACTTCCCTTAGTTAGCCAAATGTCTGCAACGATATCTGAAGGAGCATCGAAGCAAACGGCTAGGGTCGTATATGTATCTGAAGCATCTTCTCCAACTACAGTAATCGTAGCCTCCTTCACTCCCAGGGTCCAGGTACAACTCTGTCGAGTACTAACTGTAGCAAACTCTCGATTACGTGGACATGCAAGTCCAATAAAGCTCTCTACTACATTCTGTGTATTCTCTGAATACGATTCGCTCTTACTCATTCTACTTCTCCTATTGACTCTGGTTGCGTGTTAATCGGTTCATAGTTATCTTCTACTTCCCCCGGATCTTCGGATATGCCAAGTAGGGTTTCCTTATCGTCCTCCATATCCTCTGTTTGTTTGAGTTTACGGAGTTCGATGTCATAGGCCCATACTGCTTTCTGCCGATCAAGTTCAAGTCGTTGTTGCTTTTCAAGTGCATCCACTTGGGCAACTTGTTTATCCAGTTCTACCTTAGGATCATTGCCCTTCGCTTCCAGCTTATCAGAAGCAAGTTTGATAGCATCCATCTGGGCTTTGACCTTGATACCTTCAATCTGATTGTTCAGGTAGTCAGTCTCAGCCTTAAGCTTATCCTGCTGTGCTTGGAATGCTGCTTGCTTCATCTGCTCTTCTTGCGGATTAGGTTCTTGTGCCTTCTTCATCTGAGCAATCAGAGATTCACGATTAGCGATGGAGGAGTTATCAATGATACTAGACACAATCATTGGGTAGACTGCACTATCCGGGGGAGTCATTGACATGAGTTGAATAAGCAACTGCTGTTCATACTCCCGTGCCATGATACCCATAGTACCGACTGGAATGAACTTGTAGTCCGTAGCTGGATAACGGTCAGGGCGGAATTGAATATAGCGCCAGAGAGACTTGTTCACAAGAGGAACAATAATCTTCTCTTGGAATGTCATCAAGGTACGCTTGGCACGTTTGATAGCACCACCCTGCATCATGGACATACCAGACGAAGTAGCATTACGGGCATTCATCGAGAGAGGAGCAGCCGTATCCATCGCACCCGTAGCTACTTGGACTTGACGCTCAAGGTCGTTGGACTGAACAAAGCTACTCTGTGCAACGGTATTGAAGTTGAGGGGCATCAAGACTTCAGCGGGATTACCATTTGTCAGAATGGATTTACCCGGAGCTACCTCAAACTTCATACCACGGGGGAGGCGACTAGCATCCACACCCATCATCGGGTGAGTAGACAGAGCTAGTGCATCAATACGTGCACGGAGTTCAGCATCCAGAGCCTTCTGTGGGTTGTAACCTTTCTCAGCTACACCACGACCCCAGAAACGATTGGGTACTTTCTCATGTTGGTATGCAACTAGGGGGCGATCTTTACCGAAGTAGGGATTCTCGACTGCTTTGAGGATCACCGAGTCGTTAGCAATGATGACGATAGCTTCAACTAGCTCATCATCGTCTTCTTCCTCCGGTTCAGAGTCAGGAGCATCATTGGGGAACAGGTTCTCGTACTCAGGATTATCTTCTTTCAGCATACCATAGGGCACAAGGCCGTAGTATGTGACAAGTTTCACCTTGCCCGCTGTACGATAGGACTGTTCTCCCTTGGCGAAGACATCTTCTTGGCTGGAAACATCCCCAACATCTACATCTTTGTAGAAACCACGCTTGATTCCCTGCTTAATCTTATGGATAGAGACAAAATCTACCACACCACAGCCGAAAGC